CAGTAATTGCACCTCCTACACCAGACGCAAAATACTCTCCACCTTCGGTTGTTTCCCATCGACCTGCTGCTTTTGAGTCAGCACGTAACGAAACATTAGGAAAAACTTCTTTATATTCTCTTGTATCTACTAAATCTCTAACTTTTCTACCAAATCGTACAGCAAGTTCACCTGTATGTGTTGCTTGAATTATTTTTAAATCTGGTCGAATACCCAAGAGCCAAGATGGAAGCATATATGACGACATTTCTGATTTGGAATGTCGTGGAGCCATATTAATAATAACTCGTTTTAACTCCCCTCGTGCAATTTTATTAAATTGTTCGCACATTATCCTATGGTGTGCACCTTCGATAAAAGAACTCCACATCGTTCTAACGAAAGTTAAAAAATCTCCTCGGCATTCTTCTTGGAGCTTTCTTCGTTTTAATTCGTCTGTAAGTAAATTTAATTCTAATAATTCGTCTCGTTTTAATTCACCTAGATCAGTAGACGAAATATATTTTTCTACATCTTCTAAACTATTAAGGTGCATCAGATTCTCTGCGAAAATATACATCTACATGGGCTTCGCATTTTGGACACGATAAATTAGTTACCATCGAATATTCTTCTTCGTCTTCCAAATCATGGTCACCACCCCAAATTAATTTTGTACCACAATGGTAACAATCCATTATTTTTTGCCCCTTGCTTTTTCTGCAAGATCAGATGTTAAATCTTTTAATGAAAAATTTTCTATAGCCCCTACTATACTACCAAGTGGTCCTTCTCGACTGCCACCAGCGACAGCTCCTATATCTTGTAAAGCTAATCCTTTACTTATTACTTGAGCTAAAGGTTGCATAGGGTTAGGAACAAGAGATAAAAGACTTGTTATCCCTCTACCCACTTGTTTAGGAGTTATTGAAAAACCTCCTGTGCTAGGTCCTAGAGGTCCTCTATCACCTCCTGGTCTTCCCAGTTCTTTTACCGTAACATTTTCTCCTCCTAAATTAGGATTAAAATTAGGATCAGTCATTGTTAATCCCATGTTTGTATTTGGTCCACCCATTACAGAAATATTACCTTGAGGGCTTACACTAAAAGTTACTGAACCTATACCCTCATCTCCTCCACTAGCTGTCGCTCCTAACCCTGCCGAAACAGCTTGTTGATCAGCTAAAGAACTTTCTAATCCCATCTCATCTTCAGGATT